AAGAAAAAAAGAAAGGCATAGCTGCACGAGAAAGGCTTCGGGAGCTTATCGAGGGTAGTGATAAGGATTTAATACTCATATCGCACGGTGTGGGCAAGTACGGGCGCGTATTGGGTGAATTAATATTGCATCCAAACCTAGATGTCAATCAAACCTTAATCTTGGAAGGTCATGCAAAAGAATATCATGGAGGAAAAAAATAAAAAAATATGCAAAATATGCGGCGAAACTTTCTCTTCTGATAAAAGCCTTCATATACATATAGCAAGAAAACATAAAATAATTCTTGCTGAATATTATACTATATATTATCCTAAGTATGATTTATATAATAAAGAACCTATACCATTTATAGATAAACAACAATATAATAATACTTTTTTTATAAATAGAAATAATTTAATTAAATGGAGCGAGCAAGCTCCATATGAAGAAGTAAAAGAATATTTAATAAACCAATTGAATTACAGAATACAATCTAAAAAATTAGAACGCGCGCCATGTCACTTAGATATTGAAACTAAGCAAATGCCTCCAATTGATCTTTATAGAAAGTTCTTTAAAGGTTACACAAATGCATGTAAAAAATTAGAAATAGAACCATTATTTTCAAGAAAAATAATGAAAAACTTTTTTAATCCTAATAATTCTCTCGAAGAAATAAAAATCTTAATCGATTCGCGTGAACAATTGCCGCTGTCTTTTAAGAATTCTGCTAAAATGAAGTTAGACTTTGGGGACTATACAGCCGCAGGTAAAGATTATGATTATACATATATAGATAGAAAAACAGAAGGAGACTTCAAGGGGACAATGACTAAAGGCTTCGAAAGATTTAAAAGGGAAATATCAAGAGCAAAAGAATTTAACTCTTATATATTTGTTTTAGTGGAAAACACTGTTGACCAAATCAACTCTAATAACGAATCATCTTTAAGCAAAACCAAAATGCCTTTTGTTTGGAATAGAATGAGATCCCTTATGCATAAGTATCCAGGAGTATGTCAATTTATATTTACTGGAAGTAGGGAAAGCTCAATGGATCTAGTGCCTAGAATTTTAAATTATGGTAAAAAACTTTGGGATGTGGATGTGCAATATTTTATAGATAAAAAACTATGACCTGGGAAGTTGGAAAAGAAGGGTTATATGTACCCAAGAAGGGCGACTTCAATCAAAACTTGTTAGATATAGAAGGTTTTCTAGAAGAAGAAGATGCCAAGATGGAGTTGATTAAATTTTTAAAAGAAAACATAGGTTTCGCAACAAACTTAATAGCTGGAGTAGAGCTTTTTCCTTTTCAAAATATAGCTATTAAATCTATGCTAGAGGCTGATTACTTTTTGGGTATATGGAGTCGGGGGATGTCGAAATCTTTTAGTGCTGCTATTTATGCTTTTTTAGATGCAATATTCAATCAAGGTATACAGATAGGAATACTCGCAGCAACATTTAGGCAATCAAAAATGATTTTTGAAAAAATAGAAGATATTGCAAATAAGCCTGGAGCCAAAATACTAAACGGGTGTATTACAAAAAAATCAAAAAAGAATGATCAGTATACTCTTGAAATAGGAGATTCGAAAATCATCGCCTTACCGTTAGGAGATGGATCAAAACTTAGAGGATTTAGGTTTCACAGAATAATAATAGACGAAATGCTTCTTATGCCTGAGCATATATACAACGAAGTTATCCTTCCGTTTCTTAGTGTTGTTCAAAATCCCACCGAAAGACAAAAGGTGGAAAAGTTAGAAGACAAGCTTATAAAGCAAGGTAAGATGACAGAAAAAGAAAGGACTAGATGGCAAAGTAATAAATTAATAGCCTTGAGTTCTGCAAGTTACAAATTTGAATATTTATATAAGTTATATGCAAGTTTCGAAGACCGAATAGTAAATGGATCAAAAAACGACACGGCTAAAAGGGTGATCATGCACCTAGGTTATGATGTCGCTCCCCCTGCATTATATGACAAAAATCTAATAGAACAATCAAAGTCAACCATGAGTCAATCTCAATTTGACAGGGAATTTAATGCAATATTCACGGAAGATAGTTCTGGTTTTTTTAAAACATCAAGAATGGCTGCTTGCACACTCGAGCCTGGAACCGATCCTTCCGTAGAGGTAGCGGGAGACAGGGATTCTAAATATTTAGTTGCATTTGACCCAAGTTGGTCAGAAAGCGAAAGTTCAGATGATTTTGCAATGCACGTATTTAAGCTAAATGATCAAACAAAGAGCGGCACACTAGTGCATAGTTATGCAATGCCAGGGCTTAGAATGAATGACCACATAAAATATTTTCACTACATCCTGACCTATTTTAATGTAGTCTCAATAGTGGGAGACTATGGAGGGGGAGTTCAATTTCTTCAAGGAGCCAATGCAAGTGAAATATTTGCAAAAGCAAAAATAGAAATAAAAGAGATACTCACCAATTTGGATGATGTAGAAAACTATCAAAATTCAATAATAGAGGCAAAAAAAGAATACGACCTTAACTCAAAAAGAATTTGCATTTTAAGAAAACCAACCTCAGAATGGATTCGCAGAGCTAACGAATTACTTCAAGCTAATTTTGACCATAAAAAAATATGGTTCGGGTCTCGAGCGATAAATGAATCTTTTAACAAGCAGGTCAAAAAGGTAATACCTATTAAAAATTTAAAATTTATACCAAGCTACGATTCTATATCCTCAGGAGGGCCAGAATCAAAAATGATTGACTTCGTGGAGCACCAATTTGACATGATTAACTATACAAAGAATGAATGTGCATTGATACAGATCAAAAGTACTCCGCAGGGACATGTATCCTTCGACCTTCCTCAACAATTAAAAAGGCAGACAGGCCCCGCTAGGACAAGAAAAGATTCGTATTCCGCACTAATCTTAGGAAACTGGATGATAAAAACATACTACGATATAATGGATGCCAGTAATAAGCCAGTAAACTCCTCGTTTACTCCAATGTTCGTTTAAGTTTTTATTCCGTTAACAGTCTTAGGCCTAAAGCCTCCATCATAGTTGTCGCCTATAGTGGTTATCTCAGAGCTCATTCCAAAATTGTCAAGCTTCCTATATAACTCTCTGCCTGTATGATTTTTATAATATCTTTCCTGATCATCCCCATTGGCAAGAAGTTCTGTTTTTATTTCGCTCTTAAATCCAGCTAGTTTAGAGTTCATTTCTGTAGGTGTAGCTACAGAGTGAATTTTTTTATTTATACTTTGAAGGCTCAATTTTTCTTGAAAGTTAGGTTTAGGTGTGCTATAATATATACACACATAATAACTAAATGAAAAATAAATTCAATAAAGCAAGACAAGAAGCCACTAATGCAGTCACCGAACAAGACGAAGAAATAAAAAAAACTCCAGAAGGGGATTATCCTGAAAAATTCAATAGTTTCATAGACTTTGCGAGAGAACAGGGAATTGAGGATGCGGCAATATTTGATGCAATCAATAAGGCAATAGTTGCAGAAGATAACCCAGAGCAAAAAGCAAAAAATAGAAAAAGTACCAAGGGGGCTTTTGGGGGGAAAAAACAAAAGTCCCAAAAGTAACTTTAGACTTTTGTTTAGACTTTTATTTTATTTGGTGTACTATATTGTATGTCTAGAAAATATAATAAAAAATCTAAATATTGGGACCAGTTTAATTCGGCATCAAGTGAATCAGTACAGTCTTTAAATAATTTAATAAATTCCGAGCAGGGATCTGAGCCTATATCGGAAGGTGAATCTTTTTACGAATCAATAGCTTCTTGTGCGACAAGGTCAGAATATTCTGGATCAATAGATGGAGGCAATACCCACCAAAGGTCAAACTCTATCACCAAAACGAAGAAGAACGATAAATATAATAATATTGCCGAAGGCGGACTACCCTACGATTATAAAACAAGTTATGTAAGCCCAAGAGAATCAATATTTCTTTGCCAAAAAGCGTATGCGAATATAGCGATATTCAGAAATGCTATCGATGTTATGGCGGAGTTTTCAAATTCAGAAATTCACATAAAAGGAGGTAACGAAAAAGTTAGAAAGTTCATTGAAAGATGGCTAGAAAAAGTTCAAATGTGGAAAATAAAAGACCAGTATTTTAGAGAATACTATAGGTCTGGGAATGTATTCATATATAGACTTGACGGAAAATTCACAAGCGAAGATCTTATAAAATTAAATCAGATATATGGAGGCGAATCAAAGGCTGCAATACTTGGAAAAATACCTGTATCGTATACATTTTTAAATCCATATGATTTTGTAGCTAGTAGAGCTTTGTCTTATAAGGATCATTCGGGAGGCAAGAAAAACCAATCGGTATATAAAAAACTATTAAGCGAATACGACTTGGAAAAACTAAAAAACCCAAAAACTCCATACGATAAAGAAATCTTTAGGGCTTTAGATCCAGAAACAAGAAAAAAAATAAAAGAAGGATCGTATAATAGAGACGGAGTCCAAGTAAGTATAGATCCTAAGAAATTAATATATTCTTTTTATAAAAAACAAGATTATGAACCTTTTGCCGTTCCTTTTGGATTTCCAGTGCTAGATGATTTAAATTGGAAATTAGAATTAAAAAAAGTTGACCAAGCTATTACTCGAACTATTGAGAATGTAATACTTCTTATAACTATGGGGGCAGAACCCGACAAAGGAGGTATTAATCAAAATAATCTTGCAGCCATGCAGAATTTATTTAGAAATCAAAGTATAGGGCGAGCCCTAATCGCTGACTGGACAACAAAAGCAGAGTTTGTAATTCCAGATATGAATAAGGTATTAGGGTCCGAAAAATACAAAATAGTAAACGAAGATATAAAAGAAGGTTTACAAAACATAATAGTAGGAAAAGAAAACTACTCAAGCACACAGGTTAAAGCTCAAATATTTTTAGAAAGATTAAAAGAGGCACGGAACGCATTCTTAAATGACTTCCTCAAACCTCAAATAAAAGAAGTTTGCAGGAAGATGGGGTTCAGGGTGTTTCCAAATGTAGAGTTCATAGAGATAGATATTAAGGATGAAGTCCAGCTTCAAAGAATTGCAACCAGGCTCATAGAACTTGGAGTTATCACTCCAGAGCAAGGAATGACCGCAATAAAGAAGGGGATATATCCAGACAAGGAAGAGCTCGATGATGCTCAGGATAAATTTGTTAGTCAAAGAAAAAGAGGGCATTATGTACCAGTTGTTAGTAGTCAAAATTTATTCGTACCAGAAGAAGAAGAAGAAGAGGGGGGAGGGCAAGTCAAAAAGAAAGCTCCGCCCCAGCAAGCTGGAAGGCCAGCAGGAGATTCACCAAAAGGAGGTGCTGTATTTGCATCAGAGGAAGTTAGTGCAAAAAAAGTTCAACAAACAATGTACGATATACAGAGTTTAACCACAGACATAGAATCAAAGCTTAGAAAGAAATACTCCAAGCAAAGATTAAACAAGCAACAGAAAGAAATGGCTCAAACTTTATGCGAGCAAGTTGTTATATCAACAAATAAAGATATGTGGGAAAAATCAGCAGATAAATGCATTAAAGACCATATACAGATTGAAAAACTAAAACCATTAAAAGAGATATTAAACATCTCTGAATCAAAAAATTTATTAGAATATCCTTCTGCAATATTATATCACAGTCAATAATATTTTGTGTATATATTTAATATGTCAAAAAAATATAAGTATATAACTTCTTTTTCTAGTGAAATTAATCCTATAGAAGTTCATCAGTTAAAAGAGTCTATAGCAAATGATTCTTTAGACTCTTTAAAAAGTTTAATCCCTGAAGATATAGATTTTGAAAAAAATATTGATCTTATTGGGGTAGCATTTAATGCCGCAGTAATAAATAAGTTTAATAAAAACGGAGATGGAATAAATTCTGTTACAGCATCAAGAATAAAAGATTATTTCATAAATAAACCTACAAATATAGAACATCAAAAATCAAAAATTGTTGGACATGTTGTTTCTGCAGGATTTTCCGCATATGAAACAAATGAAATTATGTCAGAAGAATTTGCGGAAAAAGAAGGGCATCCATTTAACCTTTCGCTATCTGCAGTTATTTACAAAACTATAAATACAGATTTCGTTAATTTAGTCGAGCGTTCATTCGAAGAAGAAGATGAAATGTACAAAAAGATTTCTGCAAGCTGGGAAATCGGATTTAATAAATATCATCTCGCGCTAGGCAGTTCAAATTTAAATGAAGCAGAAATTATTTCTGACGAAAATCAAATTTCAGAAATGAGATCATTTTTAAAGCAAAATGGTGGCAGCGGAAAAACTGAAGATGGAGTAGATGTCTTTAGGCTTATAGTAGGAGAAGTGTATCCCCTCGGAATAGGCTTCACGACTAATCCAGCTGCCGATGTAAAAGGAATGACACCCTTAAAAAAAACAAAGGTTTCGTTAAAAATTAAAGACTCAAGAGATGCAGGAGAAAATAATTTAGAAAAAAAATCAGAAAAAAGTTCCCATTTATCCGAAAAAGATGTATTTCTAAGCAAGAAACCCAATGACTTACAAACTATGAATCAATCAGAAATCCTAGAAAAGTTACAAGAGATCCTCGCTAAGAGTTCCGACTCCGACGTTACTGAAAAGGTAGTTGCTAATGTAAATAAACTTTTACACGAAACAATCCTTGAGAAGAACGAAATTTGGAAAAAAGAAAAAGACTCTCTTGAAAATGAAAAAGCTCAAATCACTGAAGACGCACAAGCAGCAAAAGACGAACTTGAAAAAGTAAAGGCTGACCTTAGCGACACTCATGAGAAGCTTAATACAATTAAAACAGAATTTGAGGCAAAGATTGCTTCTGAGAAATTTAATCAAAGAATGGAAGAGATTGACTCCGCGTTTGATCTGGAAGATGAAGATCGTAAGATTATCGCTTCTGAATTAAAGGGTTTAGGAAACGAAAACTCTCAATTCTCTGAATATCTTGAAAAGCTTAATGCTTCCTGGAAGTACAAAACAAAAGCCTTCAAGGAAGAGCAAGAAAAATTATTCGAAGAAAAGGTTCAAGCAGAAATCGAAACCCGCTTGACCGAAATGTCCACCAAGGCAAATGAAGAAGGAGCTGAAGAAGTCGCTGAAGCTGCTATTGAAAATGCAGAAAAGGACCAAGAATTACCTAATAATAATGCTGAAGCATGTGAAGAAGAACTCTCAATGAGAGAAAAATTTACGAAAGCATTCAATAAGGAAGATATTTCAATCCAATATTAATTTAACAAAAAAAGGAAACTAAAATGGCTATTAGATTACTACCGTTCAGACAGTACAACGAGCAAGATGTTGTTAACCTGTTCTCTCTCGATGCAGAGGGAGGCATGGAAAGCAAAACCCCAACAGACAGTGGCACACATGATGCTGGAGTCCTAGTTGGTGTAACAAATGGAGATCTTGCAGAAGGTCCTACCAACTATACCGATGCTTCTTACATGGGTAAAGTAAATTACCCTCACGTAGGAAAGAATCAATATCCAGTTGTTCCTTTAAAGATAGCTCCTGCTACAGGAAACGCGAGTGCTCTTGGGGTTACTCTTAAGCAAACACTTACTCACGACGAGAATGGCGAGAAGCTCATTTACTATCCGCAAAAAGCTCTTGAGCTCAATGCAGTACGTAGTGGCGACGCAGTTCCTGTCCTTTCACGAGGAGTTATTACTCTTGATGATAGTGCATTTGAGACATTCCCTGAAGTAGGACAATATCTTGATGCAAGCACTAGTGCTCCAGGCAAATTCAATGCTATCGGAGGAACTGTTAGTACATCCGATAACCTTGGTATCGCTCACTGTCTCGCAACAGGCGAACGAGCTGCTGACTATGGTACGGATTATTTCGCTGACAGTACAAGTGATAGTATCACTGAAACTGGTAAATACGCAATCATTAAGCTTAAACTTTAAAAAGAAGGGCCACAAAAAACATGAAAATTACACTTAAAAGAACAGACGAACAAATCGAACTGGTTAAGGCAATGGCTTCCAAGAACAGGGAAGTTGCATATGAAGCTCAAATGGCATTAGCTGAATTTATCGGCCCTGTCTTAGCAGAGGTCATTAATCAAGCTCCCACATTGAGCAATATGTTTTCGAAATTTTCGTTCAACGAAAATGAATCGCCAAGCATTCCGCTTGATTTGTACTACGACATTACTGCTCCTGATTATGTGAAGGTCTATAGTGCCTCTCAACCAGGCGGTATGCCCACCAATACTGTAACTCCTACAGCAAGCGAAATGAAATTCTCGACCTATCGTCTTGATAGTGCCATTGATTTCGAAAAGCGCTACGCTGCTCAGTCACGTATGGATGTTGTTAGCAAATCTTTCACAAGGATTGCTCAGGAAATCATGCTCAAGCAGGAAGATACTTCTGCCAGCTTGATTCTCGGAAGTCTCATTGGTGCAGCTACAAACGGAAAGAAGCATGTTAATAAAGCTGCTGGAACAACAATCATTCTTGACGATTTTAATAAGCTCTTGACTCTCGCAAAGAGGATCAACACAGCTTGGACAGGCGGAACACCTGAGAGTCGAATCAAGGGGATTACTGATCTTATCGTTTCTCCTGAAATTGTACAGGGTCTTCGTGAAATGGCTTATAATCCAGTTAATACAAAAGACTCTGGTGGTGGAGCTGCCGCAGCTGGCAATCCTCCAATTGCCGCTACCGACGAGATGCGCAATGCAATCTATTCAAATGCTGGTATTCCTGAGTTCTACGGGGTTTCCATCATGGAAATCAATGAGCTTGGGCCTAATCAGAAGTTCACTAAGGTGTATGAAGCACTTGGTGGTGATTTTGGTAGCGGTTCTGGTACATTTTCAGCCGCAGCTGATGATATCGTTATTGGTATCGATAAGTCTCGCGAGTCCTTGTTCCGTGCAGTTGCTACCGATAGTGAAACTGGAGGAGAGTTTGCTCTTGTAGCCGATGATCAATACAGTGTTCGTCAGCAAAAGATTGGATACTTTGGATCTCTCGAAGAAGGACGTATGATCCTTGACGACAGGGTCCTCTCTGGATTAGCTATCAGCGCTACCTAAGCTAAGATTAATCAACTTTTCTCAAAAAATCCACCTACGGGTGGATTTTTTGTGTATATGGATTATAATTATGTGTAGGAATAATTCTATTAATATTTAATAAAGGAAAAAGGTTATGAATAAAAAAAGAAAGTATGTTAAGAAAACAGAGGCAAAAAAAGAACAGAATCAAGAGATGGAAATCGCTGATGGAGTAAGCACGGAAGGAAGCCATCAAACATTAAGCGAAATCCTTGGTCAGAAACAAAAGAATCCATTTGAGGTATCCAGCTCTTCGGAGCTTGATGATAAGATGTCAAACATGACACTAATAGATCTTCAGAAATTAGCTGTAAAAGCTGGGGTGTTTCCGTCAGGAACAAAACCATCCTTGAAGACAAAGATTCAAAAAGCTTATTCTGCAGCCAATAGGGGGGCAGGAAGGATTACTCCTGCTCCAAGTAATCCAATCATGGACCCAAGGTCAAAAGAGGGCATAGAGGCCGCCAGGAAGCTTAAAGAGCTATTGTCGTAATGGGCTATACCCAGATAGGTAATATAGCATCAGGAATTCTTCAATATCAGTTCGATTATATCACTGGTGCTGAAGAGCAATCCATAGAGCTAAATTTAATATCTGGATCGCTGAATGGACTAGTTGGAGATTTAAACAATCAATTGAATCAGAATTTTGATATACTAGATGGAGAGGTTTACCCAAAACTTCAAAATGTAGAAATCTCAATACTTGAAGATTTATATCTCAGAGACTACAATAATAAGCAGGCCTCAAAGTTACTAAGAGGAGTATATACTACAGATACCGCTGGATCAATTGGGGGAGAAGCGGATTGGGTAGAAATTAGCGAGGGCGATACCACTATTAGAAGATCTGCGAATTCGAGCGCAAATAGTGCATCCACACGAATTACTTTATCGAGAGAGTTTAAAAATCTATCCGCAGAAGCAGCTCAAAGAATTAAAGAAGGGGTGTATTCATACAATATGTATGGGGCGTCACCAAGGCAGGTAGCTGGATCGGATGGATTAAATACAGGAAAAAAGGCTACAAAACATGTAGACTGTGAGCCAACTCCAACTCCTAGTCCTAGTCCATCTCCTAGTCCATCTCCTAGTCCGACTCCTAGTCCGACTCCGACCCCTACAGCGACTTAAATTCCATGAAGATCCATTAGGTCTTTCATTGAAAGGCTTCCTCCTTTCTTTTCAGCTTCTTCATGTAGGTTTTTATCGCTTTGTTTCTTTTCCACACCAAGATACTCAAGATCTTCATTTGTCGCACCCATAATGGTTGATGCTCCAGCTTCTGGATTAGTCAGTTGGTCTTTAGCTTTTTCTCTAGCGCTATCAGATGCATTTCCAAAATCAAGTAGGGCATCTGGGTCTTTTCTTATTTTTTCTGGGATATTATCGTATCTTTCAAAAATATTTTTAAATATTCTTGTATAAACAATGGTTTTCAATTGATTATCGGTTAAATCAACGATAGGCTTTCCGAAAAAAGAAACTGGATCGTCACAAAAAGGAAAATAAATATAAAAGAAATCCTGTAAAATAAGAAGCTTAATATTTTTTTCAGAAAATTTTCCTGAAATATCATTGTAGCTCATTATATATTTAGACATAGATTCGGCATCAAGGTCTACAACCTCATTGCCTTTAAAAACTGTATCAGATAAAGCCTTATCCTTAAAGAAAGAATTTAAAATATAGAAATCATTTGCTCTGCTGCTGGCAAATCTTTCTGCAGTGTGGCCAATAATTTCTTGTTTTTGTATTAGCTTCTCGTTGAGTTTTTCTCGCTCAATCCTCACTGTTTCATTATGGGCATCAATTGAGCTTTTAAGATACAAAGCCTTCTTGCTGTTGACTAAATTAGCAATGAATTCAGTTTGTCTCTCTATAAAAATATCGTCATCTTTTTCCCAGAACCCTTCTTCTATCTGAAAATCGAGGTTCTCTCTTTCTGTAGGAACACCTTTTTTAATGGCATGGCTTAGGTGCTTTTGGTAAACTTGATTATACTCTACTTGATCATGAGTAGAGAAATGTTTAATATACACCTTTTTTCCATCTATGTAAGATTCCGAAACACCGATGCTTATATCTCTAAATAAGAGCCTTGCATCTTCAATTTCCATTTACAAAATATGGAACACTTAGATTTTATCTTCTTCTAAATCTTTTTCTAATGATTTAAAGTCTTCTTCTGTTGCATTTGTACTAAAATACCAAAAACTAAGAAAAGAAAGAAGCTTAGATCTTAAAGATTCATAAAATTCATCTTCTGACTCTTCTTTTTCATAATAAGAATCTTCTTTTTCTTCAGCAGTATCTCCTTTAAATAAAGGCTCGTAAAAATCATCTTCATCACTATCTTTTTTTACATAAGTAAGATTTATCATATACCAAAGCAAAGATTTATTCTGAGCTTTAATATCTGCAGTATGATTAAATAAAGCTTGGTAAGAAGATTCAAGATCAACAATCCTTTTCCTTGTGTTAATCATATCTTCATCAATTTCGCTACCCTTCTTTTTATCTGAAGAATTTTTTGTCTTTTTTATATCTAGCTTTAGCCATTTGTTTTGCATTTCGGCAAGTTTAGCATAAAGCCTGGTGAGTTCTAGGGCATCTTCTTCTGATAGTAAGCCTCCAGTATCAGAGTACTTTTTAGCAAGCATTGCTTTGGTTAAGATCCCCCTCTTAATGCATCTACTCATTTCGACACTAAATTCCATGTCGGCATCTTCGACTTGTCTTCTGGTAGGCTGGCTTATTCTTATCCTGTGAAGGACATCTTCTTCTACGGTTGAAGTTTCTTTAACTTCCTCCATCTTCCCAGTCTCTTTATTTTTTCTTTTTTTTGTAGATTCTTTTTCTACTTCTTCTTTTTTATCTACTGTAAATGAGTATACTTCTTTCATGGTATTATTTGAATTTAAAGCTAATTATAAATTTATCTGAATCGTTTTCAATATTTCTCATAGCATTATTGCCATAATCTAAGATTTTCTTTCTTAGGTACTTTCTTTTTTCCTCGCCGAAATAATCAGATTGAGATACTAAGCTATGATAGTCCGATGGAATAGATTCGTAAAGTTTCTTAAAGTTAATAGAGTGATCTATATGCAAGTCCTCTATAAGAGTCAAGAAGTCAACAAATAGTTTCTTGGTATTATCCTTGAGCTCTAAACTTAACATTTTTTCTGCGTCCATTTAAATATAATAATAAAAATTAAACGATTTTTCAATATATGTGTAATAAATAATATGGCTTCATTGATTAATAACAATTTAAAAGCTGCAATTGAGCAAGCGATAGATGACATGCATGAAACTTTTGCTAGATCAATAATTGCCTATAAAGACTCTAAAAGAGTAATAATTAGTACAAATGAAGATTATAATTATTTGTATAAAAATGTAAACGGAAGTATAGAGGAATCAATACAGCATACTGTTCAATTTGATACATTTAAAGCTAGAATACTTTATGCCGACAAACAAGGCCAGCAAATGATCGATGGAGATGCAACGGCATCAATAAAGGTTGAAAGGCCAATTGGCGAAGTAAGAATAAAAGTTGACCAAGCGGGGTACGATTACATAAAAGATGCTAAAAGGATAGAAATAGACGGGACTTTATTCTATAAAAATTCCGATGTAAGGAAACACGGACTTCTATCCCCTAGGTATTATACATACTATTTAAGTCCTACAGATTCCTTAGAAGATAGTGAGTAAAGTAAAAGTTACAGTTAACCAAGTTGGGCTATCCAAGGAAATAAAGTCTAAAGTACACTTAGATAAAAACCTGAACAAAGAAGTAGAACAACAAGGAAGAAGGAATTTTGAAAAAATAAAAAAAGATTTCATTTCAGAATTTTTAACTCATCCAGTAACAAGGGCAATAGAAGGGTCTGGCAGCTCAATAGGAATAATAAGTTATGGAGACCTAAGGTCTTTTATTGGCTTTGACAACGGCACGAATCCGATAGCTCCAATAGAAAAGATATTGCAAGATAAACTTTTCGTAAAGTATGTAGATTTCAACAGAAGAGGGAGGGCCAAGTTTTTTATTAATATTCCGTCAGAGGAAGAAATAGTGGAAGTCAGCCCAATGCCCTGGGCTGGAGGGATAAGCTGGGCAAAAGGGATAGAAAACGGAATACCAAATTTTGGAAAATATTTAAACAGGCAAGGGTTAGGCATGTCAAGGTCTGGGGAAGGTATACAGGTAAAAAACGATATCAGGAAATCGAAATTCACACCAAAGCCATATGTCTTTAAAATGTTAAATAAATACTTAAAGATATTCAATAAGTCTGGATTTTTGCTAAACTAATGAAACCTTTATTCCAACATAAAGCTACAACAAGCTTCGCAATGTGGTTTGATAACTATTTATCATGCCATGCTGATTCTTTTAAAAATAAAACTGGAGTTCTATACCCTCAGGATGATGATAGATTGGATCCAAGATTTTCATCTTATGCCTCTCCCTATAAACAATGGCTGTTTGATTCTGCAAATCAATCGTCTGATGTTCCTACTGGAATATATATTAATGGAGAATTAATAGAAAGAGGCCAGAGTGGAATGTCAATAGATTTTGATAATGGAAGAGTGTTAATTGGCTCAGAATATAAAAATGAAATAAATGAAGTAAGCGGTTCGTTTTCAGTAAAAGATATAAATATTTATTTAGCAGATCAATCTGAAGAAAGCTTGATTATAGAAAACAAATACGACCTGAATAGTAGGTTTAGGCAGTCAACCTCAGGAATAAATCCTTATGATCAAGTTATACCAGCAGCATTTATATCAATGGAACAAAGCAATAATACTCCAATTGCCTTTGGAGGGGAAGATAAAACAACTTTAAGTTATAGGTCAGTTATTTTTGCGGAAAATCTTTATTTTTTGGACGGAGCAATATCTTTATTTACTGATTCTAAAAATTCATCCTTTCCAGATATCGGATTTACAGGATACCCGCTTAATGAGAAAGGAGATCTAAAGGCTGAATTTACTGGTGAAGGGTATAGCTACTCAGAGCAGTGTAAGAATTATCAAGGAAGCAATATGTTTTACATAGAAAACGTTTACGCATCAAAAATAAACGACAGAGTTAATTCCCAAATGAACCCTGGAACATTCTTGGGGTTTATTGATTTTGAGGTTTCAATGTTTAGATTTCCAGGGCAATCAAAATAATGGAAAAATATTTTCCCAAAACGATAAAAAAAATGTATATATAGACAAAGATTTCATTTTCAACCTAAACAAGAAAAATTATGGCTACTTCAAGAAACAGAGTTATTTATCAAAGCGAGGCACTCTTTGTGGGTGCGGCGGCTACGGGATATCATGCGACAGGCGAACACATTGCTGCGGGTGCTCCAGGGGTTAATCCAGGATTAGATTGGACCACCGACGGTTCCATTAATGAGGCATCAGCGGCAGAAAGAGTAGATGCTGAGTCTATGTACACAGGTATTGGCTCAAATACAATTGTCAGGCAACTTAAACGTGTCCAAAATGCGAATTATAGTTTTACTGTTAATAGAACTGATGTAAATCAATTCGGCCAGCTTTCAAGAATTGATAGTCTGGTAACAGAAACCCCAACGGTGTCTTTAGATTTTAGTTATCTCTTGACTGATGGAGAAAACGAAAGGCTTCTCAATTTTGCAGTTAATGGGGCAACGAACTCTCTTAGTGGACAAATGGATCCAATAGTCGGAGGAAAAGGTCAAAACTTTTTCATTCTTACTGTCCCAGAAGGACAAGATGCAGTCAAAGGAGACAAACTTAAACCTGCAAGCAATACAGTTATATCTTTAGGTAACGGATTTGTTTCTGATTACTCAGTAGAAGCTGCAGTAGGTGCATTGCCAACTGCTTCTCTTACAGTAGAGGGATTCAATATTAAAAGTAACACGAACCTTACTGGAGATTCGACAGCTGGACAAGACGGTGGTTTTGGTACTGGAGTAATGACTCCCGCTATCGATCCAAATGATGGAAGCAAGGTATGCTCTCGCTGGTTTGCTCTTCCACAAGCAGAAACAGGTGACGGAGTTACTGCTCTTCGCCCAGGCGACATTACTTTGGATCTGCAAAATGCAGCATTGTTCTCCAAGCAAGTTGATGGAAATGCAAACAACTTGATACCTGGAGCAGCTCATGTTCAGTCGGTTTCAATTAGTGTTCCTATGGCTCGTTCAGTCTTACAAAGACTTGGAAACACTTTCGGATTCTCGAGAGAGATTGATTTCCCAGTGAATGTTACTATTTCAGTAAATGCTCTTGTATCTGAACTTAAAGACGGAGACATGCTCGATCTTCTTTGCGGAGATGATGCAAAGGATCTCAAGATTACCTTGAGGAACCCAGAGTGTGTTACCTGTGAGAGAGGAGAAAGCGCAGTAGGAATGGTCTTTGAAGTCAAAGGTGCTATTCTTGAAAGCGAATCTTACTCTTCCTCTATTGGAGATAACAAGTCGGTTGATCTTACTTTTACCGCTCAGATCGGTGGAGCAACAGACACGACCAAGGGTTTATTTATCTCTGGATCAACAACCCATGGTAAAATGCCAAGATACTGGGATGATAGTGATATGTTCATAAACGACGGTTATTGATAATAATCACATAACTTTTAAAAAGGGGAGCGTTAATGCTCCCCTTTTTTTGGTTTTAATGTGTATATAACTTTATAGTAAAATGATGAGAAACTCTATAAAGTATAATACCATAGGTATGCTTGTAAGCAAAAGTCCAGGATTTAATCCTATTGATACTGGAATATACCAGTTAAATAGGGTGCAAAACTCAGAGTACTCAATATCTGTGAATAGGCAAAATATATCTCATATTGGGGATGACGATTTTTTAGTAAGAAAAATATATTCAGCACCAACTGTAGAGTTTAGTTGCACATATTTGTCTACTGATGGGAAAAACGAGCACAACTTAGGATTTAACATCGCTAGATCTGGAGACTCCTTACCAGTAGATACCTTTACGAGCGGCATAGATAAAGATATAAATTTATTTGCAATAGTTTCTCAACCTCAGCAAGATTTTAATTTTTTAACTGGGGACAGTTTGTCTGGACTAGATGCCATTGGAATAGGGAATTGCTTTTTAAAGAATTATTCAATGAACGCAACAGTAGGATCCTTCGTTTTAACTAATTTAACTTTTGATGGATCACATATAAGGTATGATAAATTTGGAGATCACGAATTTAACGGAGAAAAAATGGATATACCGAACCCTTCGGTAAACAGAATTGGCGACGGAGATTATAGTGTGGTTTCGGGATTTAACTTTGATGGATGGGAAGCTTCTTCTGGCATTAGTGCAATTAATCATGGATCTCTATCAATGAATCTGCCTGATTCTGCCCTGGATATAGGGGGATCAGAATCAGATATCAGCATTCAATCTTTCGATATAAATATTCCTATAGAAAGAATAGACTTTGATGGACTGGGTTCTAACTATAAATATTTTAGAAAAATAAATTACCCGCTGCTTGGTACATTAAGTGTAAGTGCATTAGCAAGCGATTTTGAAACAGGCATTCTAGATAGAATAATATGTAACGATAAAGAATACACCGTAGAAATATCAGTAGACAGAAGTGTTTGCTCTACAATATTTGCATGTGGGGGAGAGGGTGTAAGCGATAAAGCTATGAAATTTAAAATTAATGGATTACTATTAGACTCTTATTCTTTTTCTAATTCAATAGGGAAAGGCCAAAACTCTTCTGTAAATTTAAATTATTCATTCTCTATAACAAAAAATAAAAGAAAGGGTATTTTTGCTAGTGGAAGCTTCAATTAAAAGTGTACTAGTATATAAGGAATAAGGTATGCCGTCAATCAATGTAGATGTAGGAGCTAATATTAGCTTGAATCAATCTTCTGTAAGAAGAGTGAGGTCTGATGCAAAATCATTATTGCGGGATGTTACTGGCGGAAGAGGCGGAGTTAATTTTAATGTTAACTCAAAGTCTTTTACTCAACCGTTGGGTCAAATTACGAATGCCTCTAATGAATTCAGCAAATCACTTGAAGCTTCAAATGCCAGAGTTTTAGCTTTTGGAGCTTCAGTTGCAATAATCAATGCTGTTCAGGGGGCATTTAGAAGTTTAGTAGAGACATCCATTGATCTGCAAAAAACTTTAACAGACATTAATGTGGTTCTAGGCTTATCCTTAGAAGGCATTGAGAATTTTGGAACTAAATTATTTGGTGTTGCAAAAAATACCGCACAAAGTTTTGGCGTTGCGGCAGAAGCAGCTCTAGAATTTTCAAGGCAAGGCCTATCGGTTGAGGAAACCCTTAGAAGGACAAACGATGCCCTTACATTAACTCGACTAACTGGACTTGATGCATCAGAATCTGTGTCTGGATTAACTGCGGCAATCAATGGTCTTGGGGATGCAGCATTAACTACCACCGACATTATTGATAAATTTGCAGCGGTTGATGTAAAATTTGCAGTAAGTGCTGAGGATTTAGTTAGAGCACTAGCAAGAACAGGTGCAGTTGCTAGTGATGTAGGATTAGATATTGATAAATTATCTGGGATGGTAGCAGCCTTACAGCAAACTACAGCTAGAGGTGGACCAGTTATAGGTAACGCTTTAAAAACAATTTTTACCAGGTTACAGAGGCCAGCCACTATAAGCTCACTAGAAGATATGGGGGTTGTTACTAGAGATTTATCTGGCACCCTTTTAAGCGCAGACTCAATACTAACTAATCTCTCTAAATCATTTGATGGATTAAGCCAGTCCCAGCAATCTAATACTGTTCAAATGGTGGCGGGAATATTTCAAGCAAACATACTTAGGGCATTGCTAAAAGATTTAAAAAAAGACCAAAGTCTTTTTGCTCAAGCTACAGAAGTTGCTAGTGAAGCAAACGGTGAGGCGGCTAAGAAAACAGAGCAATTAAATAAAACTCTCGCTGCCCTAGGAAGCCAAACTCTTACATCTTTTCAGGCTCTTGCAAAAACTATTGGTGACATCGCTCTTGCCCCAGGAATTAAAGATATACTTAGCGGATTAAAGTCGGTGTCCGAAACATTCAATGATCTTTTTGGAGGAGGAGAAAACCAAGGAAATGATTTTGCAAAAGGGTTACTAAAAGGAATAGGTAATATTCTCACTGGCCCTGGACTAGCGGTTCTTGCTGCTGTTTTTGGAAAACTAATATATAATGTTACAAGATTTGCGGCATCTGGTGTGCAGGATATATTAGGAATAGTTTCTGCAAAAGAAAAGCAAAAAGCAGTAGAGCAATCAATATTAACCCTACTTCAAACAAATAAAGGAGTAACTGAAAGCTTAAACAAGTTGGAACAAAGCAGGGGAGAGCAAGAAAAATACATCCTTGGATTAATAAAAATGCAAACAAGTGCATTAAGGGAGCAAGAGGCCCTAGCAAGGGCTGTAGCTCCTGGTTTAGTGAGGAAAGGTGTTCAGTCAGATCTAATAATAAAAAGAGGAGGCAGAACCGCCTCAGGCGGGCTAGTTCCAGAAGAAAATGCGGCATTAGGTTTGATGCCAGCGCAAAAAGAAAGAATAGGGGCATTTAAGGGAGGATACTCTCCAGGGGCAGTAAGCACAATGGATGTAAAAGGCATGGGCACTGTTGTATATAACAAAGCCGAAACGGTTAAAAAGTTCCCAAATTTTTCTCAACCTGCAATTATGCCTCCAGAAAAAAGCAGGGCAGGAAAAAACTACAAAGAGAAGTTTTCAAGCACTCACGGCTTTAACCCATATGCAAACGACGGACTCGTTCCAAATTTTGGATTAAGACCAAATAGGCAATTGCTAAATAGCATACCTAATATGAAATTGCTAACCTCTCCGCTTGGTTATTCTAAGTTTAATAGTGATACAGATTTTGCGAAAAAAACTCTAGCTATATCAGAACTAGAAAGAATGCGATACGGAGGAAAACAAGCGAGATCTAGATATGCGCATCAAGAAGGAACTTTAAAATTTGACACAGATGTTGAGCATTTAAGAGGGGGGATTTTTACAACTAGAATAAGAGATAGCTTAGGAAGAGAAAAAGAGTTAAGCTTAGGCAAGCTACTAGAAAAAGCTGGAATAAAATCAGTAAGAACAGAATTAGAACTAGGTAGAATTCCATATGCAGAGGCAACTAATACTCCTCTAGATAAAAAACTTCCAGAAGATATAACAAAAGTTCTAGCAAATACAAAAAATAGCAATAATGACAGAAAAGGAGAACTGGGAGAAGCATCTTATTTAAAAGTATTTGGAGCAAAAGATAAAAATGGAAATCTAATAAAAGATGGAGACCAGTTTGCGGAGACAGCTATAGCGGGATATGTAGGTACAACAAAAAATTCTAGAGTAGACGCTATAATGAAGGGGGCAAAATCTGCAGAGATAAAAGCTGGGGGAGCCAGCCTTACCGATGTTGCCCAAAAAGGAATGAGTTTATATTCAAATCGTGGATTTATTAATGAAATAATGAACGTAGGAGGAAGAGAAATTCAAAGAGGAACACATCACGGAATGCCTCAAGTTGCCGAAAGAGGAAAGCAAATCATGTATGTAGCCGAGCAGATGAGGCTCAAGAATATGAAAAACTCATTACTTGAACTGCATAAATTAAAAATGTGGCCAGCAAGAGATGGATCTCATGAAGCGAATATAAGATATAAATATGCTAAAGATTTGGCTGGCGGCGATAAACTAGGGTCAGCAATCATGCAAGGAAGGTTTAAGGTTACAGATGCAGACAGAAAAATGCTTGATGACTATAGCTTGCACGATGGATTGGTTCCTAATGCTTCGGCTGGATTCATTCCTCGTTATAATCCAGATGCATTTGATAATGATAGAACTTATCAGTTTATGCAAAACAAGCATAAAGAGGTAACTAGACCATTTTTTGAAAGACTCAGGGCGGGAGAGGCATACGGAAGTACGGATGCAAGGATTAATGATAGCTTAATGAAGAGTGGCGAAGGATCTCCTGCCGAAGGAACATTTAAATCGACTGAAAGAGGAGAGCGCAAAATAGACGCACCAAGAGCTTTATCATTTTTTGAAAAATCTGCAAAAAAAATTGGGCCAGTTGCGGCTGCTCAATTTATGATAGATCACGAAATGATGACAGATAGGGAAGCTCAAAAAGCAATACAAGATTTAAGAGGAGAAGCCGCACGAAGATCAGAAGGTGGCACTCAATCTAAAATGCCTATAGTTAAGCATTTAGATGAAGTAGAAAAGAATGCAGGTAAATTAAAATTTTTCGAAAAACAATATCCTGAAGATGCAGCAAAGTTTATGAGGGGTGTAGTCACAGGGGAGTCCGAAACGAGAAAAGGATATAAAAAAATACTCCCTAAAAAATCAGGGCCTCAAATTGGAACAGACAGAATAAGATCAAGAAGAATGTCTCTACATAACTTAATTAGAAATAAAACAAAATCGCCGCATGGAGAATACAAAAACCTTTCTGATTTCCGAAATCAAACAGGGGCATTTGCTAGCAGCAATACTAGTTCAACTGAATCAGTTTTACGAGAAGAACGAGCAAGAAGAACTAGGGAAGCTTACATGCAGAAGATGCAGAAAGACGAGGGTTCAACTAGTAATCGCAAGTATAATTCTGTAACGGGGCAATTTGGAGCCAACATAGGCACTAAGACAAGAAAAGCATTAGTTTCAGAAATAGGCATGGTGCCTGGCCCAGGATATAAGACGATCAACAGGCAAGCCGAAAAAAGTAAAGAACTTAATATCGGGGGGAATTCAAGTGTTAAATCGGTGTTGCAAGAAAGAACTCGATATAACCCAGAGACATTTAAGCAAGAAAAATTAGGAACAGATAGAGTGCTGTCAGTAGGCGGGCTTTATTCTCGTGGTGGAGAATCTGGGGCATTAGTACTTAAAAGATTGCTTAAAGAAATAACTTCTGCTGCACGTTCTGGTCAGCCATACACTGCTATTGATGCAGGCCCAGTAATAGGGCCAAGGATTCCGTCAGTCATAATAAAAGCAAAAACAGTTTTAGACAGAATAAGGGAAAAAGAAGCAAAGAAGGCAAATACAGGAATGGCTCATACCAATATACCTCATATGAGGCTCCAAGGTTTTTTGACTCCCAGGAAACTGTTCAAAGGGCTGGCATCTAGAAGAAGGGAAAATATAACAGAAGGAGGAACGATAAAAAGAGACCAAAGATCTCATTCTCAATATCAATTTGGAGAAGAAGGAGTACTAAAAGATTCGCTTAAGAATCTTTTTAAGAGCAGCTCGGGCAAATATTTAGGGCGGCGAGGAGAAGAGACTTCTCTTAGGAAGTTTCTTAAGTCACAAGATATTAGATATCTGGAAAAGTCAGTCTATGGGGAGGGAGGGTTTAGCTCTGGATTAATACCTAATTTTTCAGAGTACATTTTTGATGCAGATAGAATCGCAGGAAAAGAAAAAAATCCAATACTTAATGCCATACTAGAAAGCGACAGTCGTATTAAAAAAGATTTGATTATAGGTCCATCTGGAGCAGGAAAAACAGAATATGCAAAAACTTTAGGAAATCCATTTATTAATAGTGTTGATGATATAGCAAAAGCCACACAAATAACAATGCTATCTGGAGCAGGCAGAGCAAAAGATGAAAGTATGATGTCCGCTGGCTTGCAAAAAATAATATCTTCCGTAAATAATTCAGGGGGGAATATTAACTTTCTTGAGGCAGGGGACGATCAAATAAAGAATCAAAGGCATGGCAGGATAGCTAAAGCTATGGAAGGAGCCGCAGGATCAAGCGACCTGAGAAGTGTAGGGCAATTAAAGGGCACTGGGTATGCGCCTCTTAACCAACTTGACTTTATGTCAAAAATTAAAAAAGTGGCAGGCAGCTTTTCTGTTATAAAAAACCTTGGAGCAGGGAAGGGTTTCTTAAAAAATCAAATTCCAAATTTCGCAAGAGGATTCGGTTTTATGCCAGAAGATGTAAAATCAAAAATAAGAATGGGTAGAGCGCTTAACCTAGAAAAAAGAAACAGAGCTCTAGAAGGAAGAGACCCCAAATTGTTCGATCAACATTATCCCCATCCTTTTCTTAATAGAGGATCAAAAGAAAGATTAGATTTCCATAGGGCAAAGGGAGATGGACATAATGAGCAAATAATGGAATCAAAATTAAATTTTAAAAATTTTGAAATAAGTGGGGCGATTAGAAGAGACGCCAATAAGGGGCTAATATCTGAAGAAGAAAAGATTAGATATTCAAATTTATTAAAAGATAGTAAGAATCCAAATGGAGAATTAATAAATTTAGATAAAAAATACATAGGGGGAACATCATTAGGGGGAATGTCTGAAACAGACAAACTTCAAAAATTAAGCCGCTATCAAATGCAATTATCTAATTTACAAAAAACGAAAAAAGATTTAAAGTCTCTTGACTTTAAAGATGGATACGATGATTTTGAATATGCTGCAAAATTAAGAAACTCAATAGTAAATCAAGAAAGTATTCTTCCTAAGGGCCCAGCATTAAAAGAATTAAAATCATATCAAAAACTAAAAAATACATATTCCCAATATTTAGACAGAACAAGATACTTGGACTCAGATACAAGATTGTCAATAGGGGCAGTTAGAAAATTCGGAAGAAACCCTCATGAAAAAGTAATAAATGATTTGACTGGCACACACCTAGGGTCTAAGGGAGGTATAGCGAGATCAATTGGGGCGAAAGATGGCGACGAAGTATTTGATTACTTGACATATCAAACAAAAAAAGAATTACTTGAGGGGAAGGGTGTTGGTCATGTACTAAGAGACAACAACAGGAAGAGATATCTGAGCGATGGATTAGTTCCTAATTTTGGAATATTAAGCAACTTAACGAAAAGGTTTAAGACTTTTCCTCAGCAAAGTTCTCAAATTCATGCTTACAAAAAAGAACAAGATTTAAAAAATAATCCAAATTTCAGAATGGGAATGGCGAAAGAGATGTACAACTCAATGTCCAATCCGCGTAGACAAATACGAAACAATCTCCCCGACTCATTAAGCATCAAGAATTGGATTAAAAAAAATAGAGAATTCCATGGTTCAAATATGGGGATAAAATCTGGAGTAGTTCAGGCTGAAGGTCTGGCAAAAAAAGATATCGCTAAAAACCAGATAGAAAAAACAAAACATGAAACCTCATTAAGGTTAGGAGCGGCTAGACGTGTCGCTCTAAGCGGACCAGCGCTCCCAACAATAGGAGAAAAGATTGCAGGAGCAGAAAAGAAATCATTGGCCAGGAGGATATGGAAAGGCTCTGAGCAAGAAGGATGGCAATCACTTGAAAAACGAAGACAAAAGGTTTCCGCAGGGCCAGGAGTAGGTCATATGTATAGTATACTGCCTAAAGAAAAAGGATACAACGCTCCTTTTGAACCTAATACCATGTTAAAATTTAAAGGAAATGAAGGGCATGACATAGAATCTAGATACAGAACAAGAGGCCGCAACGCATCATATAAAGAACCCGCTAGGCATGGAACGGTTTACGACAAAGTGCTAGAGGTGGGAGAAATTGCATCCACGAAACAAGGGCAATCTGTATACAAAAGAATAATTAATGAAATATTAGCTTCAGCTAAATCAGGAAGACCTTATACCGTACTAGATGCTGGGCATATAGTAGGAGAAAGAATCCCCAGCGCTATAGTTGGACTAAAGAAGATCCTTGACAGGCGAAGAGAAAAATCAGAATTCTTTATTCCTAAAATTAGACTCGAAGGAGAAATGAATTCTCCAGAGTTTTTGGAAAGAAAAATAAAGATGAATAATGCTCCTGAGGGTGGATTGTTCGGAAAGCAGGGACAAAAATTCAAAAATGCACTAGATACTCTTGATCCTACGGGGCAAAGAATCAGCCATACAAACAATGTAAGGCTGGAAAGCTTAAAATTCGAGTTAAACGAAGGGTTTGTTCCTAACTTTGCAAAGCTATCAACATTAAGGGGAAAACTTTTTAATAAAAAACAAAAAAAGGATGAAGGGTTAAGATTTAATACAACAAAAGAAGGGTTCAGGATTCCTCAT